TATGCTTGGCTACCAAATTTAGTAGCTAGAACAGAACAACTATCAATGGGCATTGGAGAAACTATATACACAACTGTAATAGGAGGAAAACCTGAAGATGAACAAATGGAAGATTTAGGTATAGTAAATTAGAAAGCTCATATAAGAGCATATGACAAGAAGACTTCCAATAACCAACAACAAAGGAGGATAAAATGGAAGAAGTAAGTATGGTAAGTTATATTATGAGTAATTGGTTTTCATGGCTTGGTATGTTAGTAACTATCGTTGGCTGTGGAGCATTGATTGCTACTGTAACACCTAACAAATCTGATGATCGTATAGTACAATGGATACTTGACATCGTTAATTTTGTAGGAGCAAACGTAGGAAAGGCTAAGAACAACGATGGCTAATCCTTACGAAAAAAACAAAAAAAATAATAACACTAATAAAAGTGGGGTTTCTAATATAGGGGGAGACATGTCTTCCCCAACCCCTGTAACAGATGCAATGAACTTGGAATCATTACGTAAACCTTTAGAAGCTTTTGATGACAGCAAACAACCATTAAAGATGATGGGTGGTGGACACGTTAAAAAGTATGCTAGAGGTGGTGGTACAAGGCCGGTGAGGAGATAGAGTATGGCAAGAGGAACAGGTCCTAAACCTAATAAAATGTCTGATAGAAAAATTAAGTTAAAAAGAATTTATCCTGATAGACCTAGCTTAGTTGACTCTGGAAGTGATAGGCTAGGGATGTTAAGGCAAAGTCCTGTACGATATGAGCTTGTGCTAGATAAAAGTGGAGTAAATATTGTAGATTCTGAAACTAAAGAAAAAGTAGATCCTGTTACAGCTACAAAAATTACAGATGGTATACTTGCTACTCGATTAGCTAATGAAAAAATGGAAAGAATGAGAAGTTCTGATTACACAGGTATACCACGAGTATCTGGAACAGATGTAACTAATAGATTACGAAGACAAACCTTTCCAAATTATGTAAACAAACAAAATGTAAACCAACAAAATCGTTTTGTTCCTTTAGATATACGATCTGAACCTTTAGAAAGAATAGATGCTCCTGTACCTCTTGTAAATACAATGAGAAAACCTGTAAGACGTAGGAGTGCCTACGAAGATGATCCTAATTTTTATTCTTTAGGAGCTGACACTGAAGGTTATTTCTACATGGGAGGCCCTGTAAAAAAGAAAAAGAAGAAAAGAAAAATGGGACATGGTGGTAAGATGAAAAAGTATGCTAAAGGTGGAGGCATTCGTAAGCCTAATTACTCTTAACGTAATATCTTATATATGTCTCTTTCAAGCTGTACAGAATGATTGGACAAGTAGTTTAACAAAGCCACAATAACTTCTGTGTTTTGATATTGATCGTTCCACTTGTCCATCACCTCTTTAAACTCTTCCGGCTTGAGGCATTCGTGTTCTACAGCAACATGTCCTGCCTGTGTAAGCTTTACCGAAAAGTTAAACAAAATACTTTCATCTAGCTGTTTCATCTAATCTACCCAACCTATGAAATATATTCAATAACTGTGTTTGTTCGTTTTCATCTAAGGTATTTTTATTTAAATAAAAAGTTATTGCTTTTTTAATAAGTTTTATATCAGCTGTTGCTATAGCAGGCCTAAAACTTTTCATTATATATCTACCAACTCACACACTCCAGCTGTACAAGCTAATTCTTGAGAACCTTTAGTGTTATCTTCCTTCTCATAGTCTTGTAATTTTTGCCAATCAATTGAGGTTGGCATTTTTTTTACGAGTTTTTTATATTCTTTTTCATCTATATCTTGATAGGGAGCCTGTTGATATGTGTGGTCGGAGAAGGGAAGAAAGGAAACACCACTCAAGTACTGAAAGTTATTCCAGCACCATGCACCAACAGGCACCCACTCGTCTTCTTTTACCGAGATGGTAACAGAAGGTTTGTGCTCACACCAATGTTTTGCATAAGTCTTCCATATCTCTAGCTGTTCTATAGCAGTCATATCATGCCTGCACACAGAACCTTTTGGTGCCATCATAGGAAAAGAAAACACTGTTGTGTGATCTGGTTTTAAATAGTCTGGCTCGTTAGGTATACCAGATTCTTTCATAAATTCTGTAAGAGGATCTTTGTTATCTCCTCGTACTGTTCTAATATAATAAGGATTGTGTCTTGCATGTATGCCACTTGCACTGTCTACTAACTGACTAACAGTGCCAGATGGTTTAACACAAGTGATTGCTGTACTTTGGTTAATACCAAACTTCTCTGCCCAATATTTATTAGTTTCTACAGCAGATTTTCGTAAAGTTTCTAACCGTTTTTCTAAACCGTCTTCTTTACCATTCATCAACGAACTATCCATAATACCTGTAAGAGACACACCGAGTAACCTCTCTTCTTCGGTGTTGTTCTGCCATCTTTTTCTTAGGTATCCAAAATTAGTAAACGTAGATTGTACTGTACCAAGAAAAGTTGCAATCTGTATCTTCTTAGTTAGTGATTTCATAGTATCTGTAGATCGTACAACAACTTCTGTAAGATTACAAAATTGATTAGGTCGTAGTATAATCTCACTACAAGGATTTGTACCAAAATCCCAAGATGCATCTCTTCTACCATTCTCAGCAGCTTTTGCCTGTGCAGAAGATCTACTAAATATACCTCTCTCTCCAGATTTACTTTCATACAAGGACAGCCACTCTTTCATAAAGATACCGACATCTGGCTTTTCTGTATAGGCTACAGAGTTGTTAGCCAATGCCCTCTGTGGATTATCATTCCACCATTCACCCATCTTTGCTTTACGTATTCTTTGATCGGATAAGTTAGATAAAGATATTAGAGCAGATCGTCTTACACCACCAACTACTACTACCTCACCTGTCTTACAAACTATATCATGGCATTCCATAGAGGACAGCTTTCTGCCTTTTGCATCTTTAAACTTTGTAATCGTAAAGTCAAACAAATCTACTAAAGGCTGTGGCCCACTAGCTCTACCACCAAATGTTTTTAACCTTGCACCTGCAGGTCGTAGTTTAGACACATTTACTCTAGGTATCCTTGCTGTGTACAGGTAAGATATTAAATCCCTAAATCCTTTTGCCCAACCTTCCTTAGAATCTACCACAGATATAACATCTTCTGTGTGTTCAAATTCTCTGTCTGGTACTGTAGGTAACTTATCTGCATACTGTCTCTCTACAGAAAAACCTACTCCTGTACCATTCATAAGTATGTACAGCACTTCATCAAAAGCTTTAGGATTATCTATCGGTATATACGAACAGTTATAGCCAGCAATGTGCTCTTTCTCTAATGCTTTTCCTGCTGTCATTAAAGCTCTCATGCTAGGCATTACTTGTAAAGAAAGAATAGCCTCTTGTGTATCTGTCCAAGTGTGTTCATCTACATTTTTTACATTGTTACGAAAGAATGTGATTAGCCTATCTACAGTTTCCCCCCAACTTTCTCTTCTACCTTCGTCTGCTAACCACCGAGAGTATCGAGATAAGTGTATAAAAGATTGATATTCTGTAGGTAAGTAATTACTTCCCAATAATGATGCCATTTATTTTTCTCCGTACTTTAATTCTAATATTAATTCTGCATAATGTATAACTTTTTTTATGTCCTCAGCACCATTCTTATGTTTGTGCCGAGAAATATATTTTATAATATTTCCTTCAAGAAAGTCAAGCTTATTTTTTGAAATATATTCTATAGGCATAATTGCAAAATTCATGTAGTGGTTTCCTCCTACCTGTCTTTTCTTTCCTTTTACAGAATCTCTAATCATTTCGTCATGTGTTTTAAACTCTTTCTTTGTCATGCTACCACTACTTATCATTTCTAAAATCTACCACTGTAACATTGCTTTTATTACTTGCTAAATTTTTTACTTCAGGTTTAACCATAATATCTAGATCTTTAAATATTGCAGACTGGCCTTGTGTAATAACGTATTCTATTTGTGTCTCTAACATTTCCATAAATCCTCTCAATAATATATAAGCTGTTGTAATGTCATGCTTATCTGTAGTATCATACGACATAAAGTTTATCATACCATCTCCGGCATCTTGCATGATAACACACAAAGAATCTTTTGGCAAATCTTTTTTATACTGTTCAAATTTATTTTTTTTAATGCTGTCCATTATTCTATCCATTCTTTTGGCACAAACCCTTGACACCATTGAAAGTTGTGTCTTTCACACCAACGACTGTAAGTTGTTTTACTACCTTTGTACAGCTTTATGTTAGCATTCATGAACAGAAATCTAATGTCAATGTCTGGCTGTTGTTTCTGTATAAGAAGATGTTTCCCTCTATCAGAAGGTAAAAATCTTCCTTTTACTTCTATATAAAAATCTTTATCCTTTATATAAAAATCTGGAACGTACACACTGTGACGTACATAGTCTATACTATCTTTCTCGTAATCAAAAGCTACATTATTTTTAGCTAACTGATTGGCTATGTCTAATTCAAAATTAGATCGGTATCCATGTGCTCGTTTCAATTATCTTCTTCCTTATCTTTAGGTAGATACACCATGTAGAATGAACCACATTTAGGACAGGTTAAATTTGTAGACATACAATAATCCTCTTCTTCATCCTCTAGGTCATGGTCTCCACCCCATATAACCTCTGTTCCACAATGCCAACAGTTCATCTTCTTAACTTTATATCTTTAGGTGGGTATGTATCAAACAATGCTCCAGACTCTTCTACAGCAAACTCAAATATTTTAGGACAATCTTTCTTCATTTTCTCAAGATGTTCTGTCCATTCAGCCATGTAAAAACAAACTAATCCTCCTCTTGATAATATATTCTGTACTTTATTTAAATCTTTTGTAAGCAAATCTATTTTTTGTTCGTAATCAAAATCATTCCAAGCACCTCCCTCATAAAAACTTTTACAAACTCTTATAGGTACGGCAGAATGATTAGTTCGTAACTCTCTTATAATATCTGCTCCTCCTTTTTTATCTTCAGAATCTGGGTAAGCATACCACACATTATCGTTCATATAAATATCTGAAAAGCTAACATCAGTCTGAAAATAGATAGGCATTATATCTCCCTTTTTTTAAGTTTACTGTACCAAACGGATTTAGGAAACCTTGCTGTAGAACCTACTTTCTTATGCATAATAGAATCTGGCCAACACGTTCTCTTAAAATCACAAAATCCACAAATACTTGGCAGTAACCTATTCCCAGTCTTTTTCACAGCACCGTCTTTATCCTTGTACGTCTCTGCTGTATCTGTATAACATCTTTTAAATTTCTCTCCCTCTACCAAAGCTTTAAGATTCTTTTGAGCTAAAGCTAAAGCTTCCTTCTTATCTTTCTCTTGTATTTCTGGTGCTTCACATATTGTCCATTCCCCACTAGCTTTATTAATAACTATCCAACCACCAAAGTCTTTATTCTTTGATTGGCTGTACAGGTATCCTTGTACAATATAACCAAAAGCATCATCTTCTTTTATCTTTTTATAACCCCCCATTTCACCAAATTTATGATCAAAAGCATAAGGACTAGCAGACTTAATATCCCATACCTTTCCATCTATTTCAACATCTAATGTACCAGAGACAGAGTTCTTTCCTAACTCTAACTTCACAGCTTCCTGTTCATTCTCTATATTTATTCCTGCCGATTTCATTACCAAAATGGTAAGTGCTTCGACAAGATCACCAAATATAAAACGGAGTAAAGCATTGTATTCAAAGTTTTTCTCTACACCATCTCTTTCCATTTTTTGTTGACACAAAGGCCTGCCCAAAGAAGACATACGAGGTCTCCAATTATCTTTCTTGTTAGCAAATTGTCTTGTTATGGAATAGGCACAAGCTTCTTTAAATTCTTCAACAAGTTTGGGATCTAGATCGCATCCCTCTTTTGAGACACGATCTAGAAAACCTTGCACTTTATGTAGTATTAAATTATTCATTTACTACAGAGTCATATTCAATTTTATCATCACTTCCAGCAGAATTATATGCTTTCATGACGTTATCATTGTAACTTTTAACAGACTCCATGAATTGCCTCATAAGTGCATCGTCATCTTCACTCCACGAGACTGCTTTCTGAGGTGTTAGCTCTGAATGGAAGTAGATGTTTCCACCTTTTTTCTTCCGTACTGAAGACAGCCCAATATTCATCAGCCACATAGGTTGCTTTTGTCTACTGAGGCTCTTTAAACAGTCAGCTACAGGTGTGAAGTTAGCTCCTTTTGCGTACCACACGCAAGGAACATTTTTGACAGTTACCTTACTGCCCTTTTTATCTACAGCATTATCAAAAGACACTACACTGTACAGGTTTTGACTGCACTTAATACTTTTTTGTACAGCCCACTCTGGACTATCTTTAGGTAATGCCTCAAGACTATTGTAGTCTAGTTTTCCACATTTGAGACCTCCTTCGGTATCATAAAAATCACTACCAAAAGAAGGTGCCTGTACAGTTTGGCAAGCAAAAGCACCAGCTTCATTATCCCAAACGAAATAGGAATAAGTACGCATAAACACACGTATGGTAGCTTTCTCACCATATACAGGCTCGTCTGGTGGAGTCGTCAAGCTAAACCAACCTCTTGGTAAATTATTACCATCAAAATCTTCTGTAGCATGGTTAATAGATAACCTGCTTAAAGAAGGCTTGGTAGTATTAATGTCAAGTTGGCCAGTTAGTTTCATCATCTCCTCTGTAGAGACACTTGACATGTCTGCAGGCAGAGAAGTATTCATTGTGGTTTCTGTCATGATTTATATATCTCCTTCATGTCTAACCAATTGTTGCCTATTTTAATCTCGATCCCTATCGGCATATCATAATCAATGTTGTATCTCAATTTACATTCTTCTGGTAAAGACAACATAGCTTCTTTCATTGTCTGTACAGCAGACTCCTGCTCATCGGGATGCACATCCATCACAATGGAATCGTGAACCGTATTACATATTATACTCAACATTTGCCTATCTGTCAACAACTTTTTTAATTTAATTAATGCAATAGGTAGGAGATCGGCTGTAGCAAACCCTTGTACAGGATAATTTTTTATTGCTGTAGAGTTAGAAACTCCACCGTACCTCATTCTATATACATTATTAAAATTATAATATCGGCCAGAAGGCAGTACAACTCTTTTATTCGTGATGGCATCATTCTGTAAGTCTTCATGCCATTGAGTAATTTTGCTGTACTTGTTTTTAAATGCCTTATAATATTCCATCTGTTTTGGTGTACCTAATAGACCACCATACAAAGGCTTAAACGTATCAGCTTTTGCTTCCTGTCTAGACACACCCAGCACAGATGCTGTAAACGAATGTACGTCAACATTATTCCTAACATCTTCGTACACTTTATTATCCTTTGCTAAAAAGCCGGCAACCCGAAACTCTAGCTGGGAATAATCTCCTTCAAGTATATATCCACCCTCCCATCTGCTTATAACGACCTTACGTACAGGAAAAGTTCCACCTCTTGGCATGTTCTGGAAGTTAGGATTCCGAGAGGATAATCTACCTGTAGAGGTAACACACTGCATATAGTGTGGATGGATTCTACGTTTGTCATCTAAACCTTTTTCTATTCCTTCTATAAAGGTTTTTAAATATGTTTTAATTGCATTATATCTTATGTAACTTTCCATGAAAGTTTTCTGACTTTCTTTTGCTGTAGTTACTAAACTTTCTAATGTAGGCCTGTCCGTTTTAAAACCATGTACAGTAAGATCAAGAGGACTTCTAGGATTCATGCCGAGACCAGCAAAATCTCTTGTTTGCCTGTAGATAACACCTTTCTTGTTACAGACTTTGCATATACGTTTTTGTTTTCCTACAGTGCCATCTCTTTTAAGAGCATACTGATAGCCTATACCACCACAGGCTGTACATCTTTGCATTCTAGTTTTAAACAATGGTTTTGTTAAACGAACCATACTCTGTTGAAAAGCTTGTGTGCTCATGGTCTTTGCTCTTCGTTTCTTTCTTGTATTACCTCGTACTTCATAACCAAGATTAAAATATCTAGCCCATTGTTTTTTATCTAGTACAGCCCTTGAAAATATAATCTTTGATCTATCTTCTGGACTGTCAAGATTAATAGGAGTATCACCCATTAACTGCTTAACCTCATTGGTAAGATACTTCTCTAATTGCTGTACCTCTTTTGTATAGGTAGCCTTAATCTCAAATAAATTCTTCAACCCTATTTGTAACCCATGATTCTCTACATCACACAGCACATCACAGAACTCATTCATTAATTCACATGTTGCCTTCAAAGATTCTGGTAAGTTACTAAGCTGTGACTCGTATAATTCTTTTGTTATCTGTACGTCAGCACGACCATATTCCTCTACAACATTCCAAGGTATGTCCTCAAACGACACATTTTTTTTCATAAATTCATGGATTAAACCAGTTTTCTTTTGAGACAGTGCATATCGTTCACAACACTTCTCAAGAGACAACGGAACCTTCTCCCCCCCATTTATTATATACTCTGCTATCATAGTGTCATATACTTTGCCTGTATATATAAAACCACAAGCTCTCAACCATTTTAAGTCAAACTTTATATTATGGCCTACAAGCAAATCTGTATCGTTTAAAACATTTTGTAATATCTCTCTGGCATTCTCTGTTGGATCTTTTTCTTTGTGGTAGAAACATAGATAGTTTTCTTCATACCCATGAATATAACCCACAGACACCAACATGTTTCCTGTATAAGGATCTGCATCTGACTTTTTATCGTCATTTACTTTGTACGTGGTTTCTATATCAAGCCAAGCTATTTTCATGGTAAGTACCTTGCTTTCTGTATATCTATTCTACAAGTTAGTGTCCCATGCCACCCAGATAATTTATTTTTAGATATGCACAAATGACGAATGTAATCTTCTTCATCTCCAAAGTTTTTGCCTATACCAATAATAATATCTGCTTCTGCTGCTTTTCCTGTTTTGCTGTTCTCTAACATACTAAAATCTATTTCCTGTCTGTTATGTGCATCGTAAGAAGCTTGAGAAACTGCCCAGAGCATACAGCTATGTCTCTTGGCTATAGCTCGGGCACTTTCATATACAGCTCTTAGCTTTTCATCTAGTCGTGAGTATGCACCACTGATAGCTACCTTGTCAAGCTGATCTACAAAAATAATATCTGGTTTGTTTATCTCTACAAATTTATCTATTTCACGAACTGATATTTCCCTACCCTCTAGCATGAATAAATTTTCTTTTATCTCTTTATCATACACTTCATTATAGCTCTCAAGATTCTCTTTTAACTCACTGACATTCTTATTTAAATATGCACAAAAAACTCTACCCTTAACTAGTCGGCCCGGCTCTTCATTTGCAAAGTATGCTACTTTAAATCCTTGTTTTAAATATTCGGCTACGAGATAAGAACAAAATGTCGTCTTGCCTGTCTCTGGTCTAGCAAAAATAATACCAAGATTACCTCTACCAACACCACCAACTCTATCCTGTAGAGACTCTAATTCAAAATGAAACTCAAATCCTTTTTCATGTGTTTCTAAAAAGTCAGCAATAGTATCTTCTACTCGGCTGTAATTTGTACTGTCCTCTGGCTGTTTGTTGATCAACTCGTCAACAAGAACTCTAAGGCCTTCATAATCTCCCTCGTGTCCTAACCAAATGTCTGTAGCTTTTGAGCTTATCTTCTGTGCTCTGTCTCTTCTCCAAAAATTTGTAATGAGATCTTGCATCATTTCTGGATTATCTTCTACATAGTTTGTTAAATCCTTAATAACCAATTCAATAGACTCTCTTGACGAGTCTGGCATAGAAGGAAATCTATCTCTATGTAGCTGTAACAACATTTCTGTTGTCAGATCTTCTCCATATTTATCATGTGCAAAAGCAATAGTGTCAAAAACTGTACCTACACCATTGGCAAACATCTCTTTACCTACAACGTCACTAGCTTTTTTGTAAAAACCATTGTTGAGACATTGTGCTAATATCTGCTTCTCTATCGTCATTATTCCTCCACCACACTAAAAAGTGTATTAACTCAACTCAGTTAGTATCTTCTCCTTTGACCAAGTTTTTATATCTTTATCTAAAAATTTAATAGTAGTTTGCATATGTACACTTAACTCTTTAGCTATGTCAAGTGATTTCTGTGTAGCATCTTTGTCAAGAGCTACTACAGCCAATTTAAAATTGTCAACTATATGTGGAATGTGTTCCTGTAGAAGATTAGTTCCCATAAGAGCTACTCCTACATGTCCTGCTATTGTCACTGCACTAGCAGAAGCACAATCCTCTACAATTATACACAGATCACTTTTATTTTTTGTCATGAACGGAAGTTTAGATGAAGCATATCTTTTCCACTTTGGTTTTCTTCCTGTCAGACTTCTGCCTACAGCATCAACTATTGTACTGTTCTTGTATATACAGAACACACATCTATCTTCCTTTACATCATACTGTATATTACAGAATCTGCTTTTGTATGCATGTTCTATATTGTTGCTACGAATATAATCCATAGATTTAGCACTTCTCTCTACAGGAACCCATGTAGCTGTCTCTAAGTTAAATTCTATTTCTTGTTTTGGGCTTTGGGTTGGCTTGTGAGCCATACCTTGTATTTTTCCACTAATGTTGCAGTTAGCATAGAAACAATTATACAACAATACGTTATGCTCATTAGTAACAGAAAAAGAATTGTTATGGCCACATACAGGACAATCACTCCTATAAGACATACCTTCTGGTACAGCCATTGCCTCAATGTAGTCACGAATGTCAACCATCTTTTATCTGCACAAGTTTGGCCTGTTCTACAGGAATATGAAAAAATGGTTCTTTAAGATGGGGTGCACTTGTAAACCGAGAATTTTGTATAGTGCCTACATTGGCTTTGTCAACTACCTCAGCATCAATAAACCATGCTTGTTTTAAATCGTTGTTAAAAACAACAAATTTAAAATCATGTTGTGGATATTTTTCTCTCCAAATATTTATCAATCTTTGTTTTCTTTCTGGTATTCTAATTTCTTTCCATGAAGAGTTCCATTTGTCTCTCCATTGTGTTTTTACTTCTACTTCAAAAAAATGTTCCTTATTCTTTTTTGCATAAATGTCAAAGTTATAATCTTCTTTGCTTACTATGTCAGTAAAATTATTATCAGTTAAATATTTAACCATTGCTTCTCTTGCTTTTTTGTCATACATAATATATGATAATCTATCAAAAGATCTATTTCTGTTTACATGTTTCTTCATAAATATATTTCCCTAAATTAAATAACATTTATTATTATACAGCTATATAAAAACTTGTCAACATATATTTTTTTTATAAAAACTTGCTAGTAATGGATATAATATATAAATAACTTGACAGATTTGTTATTAGCTGTATAATAATAATTATGGAACAATTAGAGGATATATTTGAAAATAAAATAATCCAATTAAGTAATGAATTTACTGATAAAGGATTAGAGTTACATGAACAAGTTAATATACTAGGTTATATATGTTTAGAGCTTAGTGATAAAATATTCATGGATAAAAGATTTGGGTATACCCATTTCCTAAGTATGCTTATACAGAGGATTATATATGATGTAGGTGATACCAGTGATATAAATGATACTGTAAAGAAACTAATTAATTTAAAAAAAATAATGAACTAAAAAAAGGTACTAGTAATGGACATGATTAAAAATTATATAAAAAAAATATTCAATCTTTTTAATTCTATGAAACTGTATCGTGAATTTAAAAAGACAACTGAAAAAAAGAAAGACTTACAGAAAATTGTTAAAAATTTAAAACGAAAAACTAAACAAGTAAAATAGGAGGAAAAAATGTCAGTATTTAACAAAAACGTATTCGATGTACTAAAAGGAAAATATTCAGCAGAGATAGATTCGGCCAAGATGAATTTGTCAATACTGCATGAAAAAGCTGTTGGTATAGGAGAACATTCTGATATAGTAGCTGAAGCTGATAAGTGGGTAGGAGTTATAGCCGAAGCAGAAGACAAGTTGGCTGTATTGAACAAGTCAATGCCTTTAACAGAAACTAGACATTCTGAATATGATGACATAGATGAGAATATGAGATGAAGTATTTTGTCAAAGTTGTAGATGAAGATGATAATATACTTTTGACAGTAGGTACAGATAGTGTAGATTTGTCAAGACGATCTGATCAAAAGATGGTTTGTCAGCAGATTATGGAAGTTTGTCAACAATGGAATGACGAACAATTAGAATTGCAATTAGATGATTTGAAAGGACAACAGTAATGGGCAGAATGAAAGCATGGGGAATGGACATAGCTGATGCTGTACAGAGTGCAGAGGACATGAGTATGTCAGACAAACAAATTATCAGTTATGTACAGAAAACAGTCTGGCCTACACCTTCTCCCTCTACCATAAAAGATGCAAAAGAATTGTTTGGAAA